GATGTATTATCATCACCTGGTGGCTCTGAAAAATCATTAGTATTACCTGATGTAAGAGTTAAATCACTCATAAACCCAAACACCCCTAAATGAACATGATATTTACCATTTGCAGCATCATTATCAAATTTTGCATATGGATTAGAATATTGCTTATCCCATGCAGTATCACCTGTTTCGTTAATCAGATTTACATCATAAATCTCTAATGGAGATTTTCCATCAACCTCATATGATGTCCAGTTATTCTGTATTGGATTATCTTCTGCATAAGTTTCATCATCATGATAATCAGAAAATCTTACGACATCTCCTAGTTTAATAGTATTTCCCCATGTGTCAGTAAGAGCTGTATTTGAAACAGCTTGTGTATAACTTTTACTGTGTATCGAACCTCCTTCAGTTTGATACCATCTAAACTTAATCTGATTATAAAGAGAAAATTCATTTGAATTAGACCTAGCTGCTATGTATATAATTTTACTTGCATCATTTTGATTAATACTTTGCTCTGGCATTACCCAATGACCAAATGCAATCCAATGTGCATATGTACCCTGAGCTGCATTACTACAAGCACCACCTCTGTTTATAAACTCTATAGGAGGTTCTGTTTCTATAACAAACCTAAACAGGCTATGTTTAAACCTATTTTTTTCAAGTTGCTCTATATTGCCTTGCTGTGCAATCATGGCATCACTTCTATTTGCTAAACCCATATCAGCAGATGCTAATGTATGAGTAGATTCAAAATTGCCATCAGTCATATATTCAAATTCTTCTTCAAGTAATTGATCTCCACCCATAGGCTGATTATTACTATCTACTTGAGTGCTACCACCAAACCCTGTATCTCCATCACCTAAACTAATAGTAGCTGATTCTTGATCCCATTCAACAGCATTATCTCGTCTTTCTAAAGTTATTTTACTAGGTTTATAAACAACCATTAATTGTGCTACAGACCTTGTTGATAATGGAGTTGTAGCAAATTGAGCTATTTTAGTTGTATATACATCATCATCAATATATTTAATTTGAGTTGGATTGTCAGGATAGTCAGAAAAGTTAAAAAATGAAGTTGGTTCATTAGGATTATTATTATCTCCTAGTTTATAATCTATTGTATCTGCTATAGAGCAATAATGGTCATCTACTACTATAAATAAAGCTCCAAAATCTCCACTACCATCAGTAGGACTAATACCAGTTCCTTTATTAAAGGGATAACCATAGCTATCGGTATTATTAAAATAATTTCTAAAAAATCCATTTATAGGTCTTGAATCAGCATAAACTTTTTTATTACCACCAACTACTACTGGTGATTTAGGCATATATCCATAAACCATAGGTATTCTTGAATCCCTATAAGTATCCATAACACTATCATTATTTGGTAATTTATTTTTGGGAATCTGTTGTTCAAAACGAGAAGAACCTAATTCTTCAGCAGTTATAGTTACAACATTGTCATCATGTGCAATTTCTCTTATTTCGCCAATATAAAATGTTGGACTAACTTTTGGATACTCATCATAAACATCTCCAAATGAATCAGTAAATTCATTATCAAAAGATGCTTGTTCAAAATAAACTGAGGATATAGGAGCTAAACTATTTATAGACTTATAACAAAAACTTATTCTTCTTCCTATAAGAGATTCTTTCCCTAATATATCAGAAAATCTTTTACCATTATAAGGTGTATTAGATATTTTAAACGTACATTTAGAAATAGTATATTTTCTATTTTCAACATCTATTTTTTCTGTTATTACAGGATTATCTAATAATAATGGCTCAAAATATAAACCATCTGGAAATCCATTATCACCATATGGATTAGGAGAACTTTCTATACATTCATCATGAGATAGGTATAGAGGATGTGTAGATAATAACTTGTCCGACCTTTCTCCAGAACCTCCTGACGAGCCACCAGCCCAATAAGGATCAAACCATGTAATCCAATCATCCCTTTCAATAATCAACAATGGGATTAATTGAACATCCTTAGCTGATATATCTTGTTCGAATACTTGTGGTAATTTCATTTATCCAATTCCAAAATCTGTTCCTCTACGAACTGCTTCTCTAATATTTTCTGCTAATTCACCTTCAACAAAATCTGATGTTAATACATTCCCTGATACATTTACTACTACTGAAGCACCCCCACCTTGAACACCATCAATATTAGGACTTTCAAGAGGAGTAATAGATACTTGTTCTGCTCCTGCTTCACCTGCCAATATCATAGTTGGCTCATCTACAACTTCATCCATACCATATTGAGCTTTTTTGCTTTTTAAAGGAGCTGTTAATTCATGAATAGCAATTCCTATACCAGCACCAGCAGTAGCAGCTACTGCAATATTAAGTGGAAATGGTAATGTTGCTATTGCTTTCTTCATTTGGTTAGCAGCAGCTTCAGCAGCATATGCTCCTATCTTGTCAATAGCTGCATCTCTTGCTTTATCTGCATCTTGTCTATAAAGTTTACCTATGGTAGTAAAATCTTTGATAGCTGCTTTTGTATTTGCTTCCTTAGTTTTTTGAGCTGCAGCATCAGCTCTTTCTTGCTTTTCCTTTTCTTTATTAAGATCTTTCTGAGCATCTGTTTCTAAACCAAGTGCTTCTGCTACATCCTTATGGTCTTGTACTAGCTTCTCTATTAGTGCTTGTTCATGCTCATAATTCTTTAATTGCTCATCTTTTTCCTTTTTAAATTCGTCAAATTGTGCAAGGAATATTTCTTCAGGTGTTAGTTTAGGTGGATCTGGTTTAGCTGGAGGATCATAAACATCATCTAGTGCTTTTCCAGCTTTAGCTCTTTCATTCTCAGCTTTTAATAGCTGTTTAAGAAAATCTATTTGTTCTAAATATGTATTCTTCTGATCTAGTTGCTCTTTACTTAAACTTGTTTGACCTTTAATAAGCTCTTTTAACAACCCTACTCTATCAGAAATAAACTTTCTAATTTTTTCTTCATTAACTAATTCTGCAGTTTGAACATCAACCTTTCTTCTATCATTACTTAGCAATTTTACTTTTACACCTAATAATTCTAGTTCTGTCTTAGTCAAATCTTGTGTTATAAAGTTATTATTTTTTACACCCTGCCCTTGTGTTCTTAATAAATCAACAATTTTCTCATTTGCAGTAATCCAATTTTGAGTATGTTCCTCTATCTTAATAACATTATCCAGTAAAGTTAGCTGATCTCCTGCAATTCCAAGCTCTCTTAATTGCCTAACAAGAGTTTCCATATCAGTTTCGTTTAGCTTGTTAAAGAACTCAGATAATCTTTCACTAGCTGATTTTATAGTCTTTGTTACTGCTATTGTAGCAGGTTCAAATATTTCACCCATAGTTTCAGCAGTATCTCCCATAGCATTTTTCATCTGTTCAATAGAACCTGTCATTGTATCTGCTTGAGCTACTGCTTGTCCACCAAATAATGCTGCAACATTACCTGTAAGATTCTCTAATCTTTCACTAGATCCAACTGCACCTTCAACTTGTATTCCATATCTTGATAATGCATTAGTAGAAGAACCAAATGATTTAGATACTAAGTCGGCAGCAGCAGTTAAGTCCATACCTTTAGCAGCAGCTAAATCAAGAGTAGTTTTTGTTAATTCTTTAATCTGTTCTTCATCTTTAGTAAATGCACCAATTAATGCCTGGACACCTATAATAGCTTCATCACCAAATGTTGTTGTTTCTTGTAATGCAGATGCTTGTGTTAATAATGCTTGAGAAGTAAATCCTAATGCCTGAGATAATTTTCTTTCTGCTAATTCTTGTTTTCCATAAGCACTTATTAATGAACCAATAGCTTTAGCACTTCCACCAAAAGCAAATGTAACAAGTAGCATATTGTTTCTTAAAGCACCAAGAGTCCTTCTTAAACCAGCAGTAGATATTCTCATTCTCTTAGTTTGATCATCTACCCCTTTCATGGATTTTTTTACTGTTTTAAGCTGAGCTAGTAACTTCTTAGTTTTAGCTTCCATTTCTAATACTATCTTTTTATTATCAGCCATTTATCCTTCTTTCAATTTTTTATCTCTTAACATCATAGCCCTTTTAATAGTATAATACTTGTTTATCCATAAACTAGGAGTATCTTGGTATGATCCTGAATATGGAGGTGTGCTTGTATCTTTGCAATAAACATATTTTTCTATATCTTTCTGACAATTAATGTCTAATATTTTGTTATTACATGCAAAAAAAGGTAATTGTTCATATACATTGTTTAATATATCAAACGAACTACTTGATTTTGAAACAAACTCTGCTTCTTCTTTTAGTTTTGAAATATAATCCCACAATTCATCATTATTATTAATGGTTATTGCAGGTTCATCTGAATGAATTAATATATTTTGAAACGTATAGGGGTACTCATGATAATTACACCCCTCACAACTACTGTCCAATAAGACATTTAATCCTAGTTGGAGGGAGCTTCTTCCCCCATTATTTGCGAAGATTGAACTAAATCAAATAATTCTTCTCTTTCAACATCAGATAACTGCTTTAATACAGAATCAGGAGGATATGCACCATTAGGTTTCCAGTTTTTAAACTCTCCACCACCTAGTCCAGCTCTAATCCAAGCTGTTCTTGCAACATTAAGATTTTCCACAATAGTAGAACCATCTTTGTGATATTTCATTTTGATAATGTCTTTCAACTCATCAATCTTATCCACAGATAATTCTCTAATCTTAACTTTCCTTCCTGATTTTAACTTCTTTTCTATCATGTTCCAATACTCCTTATTTTAATTACCAAGCTGACTGTGATTCACCATTGAATATTTGTATTTCAAATGCTTCATTATTATCTGATGCTCCTGTTGATACACATTCAAAAGGGAGTGTATGGAATATACCACTTTCACTCACATCTTGTCCTGGATCACCTGTATATTGAATATTCATTTGCATATTAGCTTCACCAACTGAACTCAATGTTCCATCACCAATATTAATAGCAAGAGGTAATGTATCACCATCAAGAAAATCTTGAATAACATTCCTTGCTCCTTCATAAGCAAAGTTATCATCCATTTTAATGGTTAAATCTCCAGTAACAACATACTCAGGAATAGAATAACTTTCTGCATCACCATTAGAATTAAAACCAACTCTATTAACACCATTAGCGATATTAATATTTAATGATTTCAAAATTAAATCTTGAGTTGCTCCATCATCACAAGTTAATGTTTTAGTTGATATATTCCCAATATTATAGTATCCTGTTGTTTCAGGTGCTGTCCAACTTCCTGTTGAAAATGATTGTTCTAAACAACTTCCTGTTGAAACAGGATTAGAAAAACCACTAAAGTAATTACCACTCATGGTCATAAACCCACCATTTGTTCCATAATCTAAACTTAAACTTAGATCAGAACACACTACTCCAGTAACTTTAATTCCTTCTCCTGAATCAGCTCCTGCTACTTCATAAGCAAGATTAACAGTATGTGGTATATTATTAGTTTTTGAACCACCTAATGAACTTAGTAATGCTCCTTGACCACCTATTTCATGTGTGTGTATTGTACTACCAGATTCACTATGTTCTTGACAAACCAATGCTAAATGTTGAGATAACAACTTTGGAGTTGCTATCATATCAAAAGGCATTGTTACAGTACCACCTCTTAAATTCAATATTGTATCATTAGAATTTTTAACAAGTCCTCTCCCTGATAATAATCTTGATTCTCTAGTAACATTAAATGTTGGTTTAGAAACTTGAACTATTGGTAGTTGTCTAAATGCTGTACCTTCATCTCCTGTAACATCTATACCTACACCAAAAGAAGATTCAGCTTTAATACCTGCTACAACATTACTAATGGGAACGACTTTTGCACTTATAGCCATTTATTTCTCCTTTATTTTTTTATTTTCTATTATTTCAACCAATCCCATTGATGACATTAGTTCTGCATTTTCTTTTGATAATGCTATTGTCTTGCCATCTCTTAAATCGTTAAATTCTTTAGATGAGCAAGGCATACCAACAGCATTAAACTTTTCTAATTTATCTGCTAACCCTTTAACTTTCATAATTCTCCTATTTATGTTATATTTGCAATATGAGAGCAATTAAACTCCCATTCTACTATATATGGATCTTCTGGTTCACCAGCATCTAATGTGCAAGTTTCCATTCTACAATCAAATAATTGTGTATTGTCAGCTAAATCCATAGATATATTATCATGCATTAATGCTTCAGCTCTTGAAACAAATCTTAATATATGATCATATTCCTTTTTACCAATTTCTTTACTATCAAAATAAAAGAAAATATTTATTGTAAATTCTCTTTGCTCTCCACCAGCATATAACTCAGTTAGCTCAGAAGAAGCAGGTTCTAGCCTAAAATACTGATTTCCTGCACTCTCATCAGCTCTACCTATAAAAACAGGTGCAGTACCACCAAATTCAGCCCTTAAAGTAGATTGCACTTTATCTAATATATTCTTCCAATTATTTGTAAAAGTTACAGCCATTATTTATTCATCTTTCTAGCCAATTCTTTATTTCCACCATGATATTTATATGCATGACCATGTTTTACTAATTCTTCGTTCATATTTACACCATCTAAGACAACTTCTCCTAAGCAGCGACCATACTTGCCAACTCCATGAGATATAAGGTTAAATGAGCCTTCTTCAAGGAAGTCAACAACAAACTGTTTTGCTGCTAGTCCTTTTTTCTTTTCTTCTAAATCTCTAGTTCTACTTTCCCAAGTATCTACACCATATAATCTAACTCTGATTTTAATATGACAGTTAAATCCTAAATCAGCCAAACAATCAAGTGTATCACCATCTACTACTCTAAGTAATTTTGCTTTATATTCAAACATTATCTTCTCGTCATCTTAATATTACCAACTTGTCCAGGAGTTGATGAATCTAAATTGTGTCCAAAAAGCTCTATTTCATACTCATCATCAGCAGTAGTTATAGCAGAATCATTATCTCCACTCCAACGTATTTTCATACCAGAAATACCTAAGCTCTGATAATCTCCTGTAATAATTTCAGAATCTATTAATACAGTATTCTTTAGTTTTGTTGAATCTTTACCTTTAACTGTCATTCTAGTAGTTCCTATAACACCATTTTCACCACTATCTATATAAACTTTTAATAATTCATAAGCAGAACCAGTATAATGACCTGTTAATTCTACAGGTCTTAAATCTGAAGAAGCATTTACTGAAACCTCTCTAATAATGCCCTTAGCAGCATCCATAGTCCTCTGATTGCCTAATATAACAATAGTACCTGAGTTGATACCATCTACTATTTCAGCTAGTTCCTCTTTGAATGGCTCTATAATGGGATTTGTGGGATCTTCGGAAGTGAGGAGAAGTATAACAGATTGTAAGGCTGCTGCTCGGACAATAATATCTGGATAATTACCTTCTCTGTCTTTAATTTGTGTATCTGTAACTCTATAACCAATCTTACTATCAATCATTCTTGATGCTCTTTTGGCTACTCTTGTTATTAATGTTTCAAAATCATCCCCTGATTCTACAAGTATATCATTAGGACTAAGAGTTGCACCTGCACTTGTTGTAAGAAATACTTGAACAGAATCTGTACTTGCTGAGTAATTAAATTCATAATTAGCATTAGGACTATCACCTACAGAAGTTCCTTCTATTCCATCAAAATATAATTGAGTAATTAATCCTGTACTGTTTGCTTGATACTGATTTGTTGTATCTGTGGTTGTCCATCCATATATAGGTCTTTTAGAATCACCACTATCGTTTATAGCAGGATATGTATCTTTAATATCTCTATGAGTACAATATTGTATATTACTTGTTGCCATTATTTTTTCCTTTTACCATATTTAGCTTTTCTGCTTTTTTTAGGTTTTAAATTCTTACTACCATATTTACCTTTACCAGATGGCATAATTTACTCCTTAATCAAATGCTACTATTTCAACAGTAGAATTAATTTTACTATTACATGACCTAGCAGATATTTCTACAATCATATTCTGTGTATTAGTTCCAGAATTATTACCACCACCATGTGCTGAATCATAATTTGCAGTTATAGCAAACTGTGCATTAGCTTCTCCAACAAAGTCTATAGCTCCTGTTTGATAATTAATAGTTCCAGTCGCAGTTCCTTTGATATTTCCATGACCATCATCATAAAAGAATACACCAGTATTAGGAACTGTTACACCATCTCTATTAATAATTGTATCATCTGGTAATCTAGCAGAAACAGCACCTGCTGGACTTACAGGTATTCTACCAATAATATTAGATCCATCAAATAACTCATCAGTTCCTGCTGTTCCATCAGTATTAGTTGTTATTGCTACTGCTGAAGTAGATAGTCTTGAATGAGATGTTATTCTAATATCTCCATTAACTATTCCAACTGAAGCTCCATCTTGGAATCCATTTTTAGCTGGATTATAATATAATGCATTTATAGCATTCTGTAATTTTTGAACTACTCCATTAGTACCACCAAAGTTAGTATTATTTGCATCAGTTGTAAATGTAATCTTATCTGTTGTACCACCATTAAGAGCTACAGACAGATAATAAGTTGTTGAAGCAGATAAACCTGAATTTGTAGAAGCAGTAATACCTTTTAAACCAAATGATTGATAACCTGGCTCATAAAACTTACCTGCAACAGAGCCTGGAACTATACCATCTGCTGTTGAATCTGCTACTCTACCATATCCAAAAAAGTTACTTACACCAAATCTTCCTGAAGCATCAGTTTGCACTACACTAAAATCATTATAATCTCCATAAGTATTAAATATAGGGAAATATACTTTAGCATTATTAACTGCACCACTTGTGGCATCTGTTTGGTTATCTTTATCTGCTGCCGAAGTTCCATACAATGCCCTATCCACACTTAACACATGAGTTGCTATTGAAGTAACTCGCATAACTTCTTGCCTAGTAGCAGTAGTATCATTCGTACCTACTTGAATTAAATCTCCAACCTCAAACAAATCTCCATCATCTACAGTTAAAGTTGTGCTAGTATCCTCAAAATCTGCCTGATTAATTAGAGTTCCACTATCAACTTCTAAATCTGAGGTTAATGTTAAATAAGCACCATTTGTAGTAGGTTTAGCATTAGCAGCAGAAGCATCATCCTCATAAGAAACCCATCTTGCATTAGGTAAAAACATATATTCACCAGCACCTAATAATGTTGTTATATATCTAGTTGTACTTGCACCATCACCACTAATATCTATTGAATTAGCATCATCTACATTTGAGTTATTAGCATAATCAGTTACTTTAAACTGAACTTCTGTGCCAACTTCACCATCATTCCTTATAACTATAGATTTTGCATTCCTAATAGATGATTGCCCTATAGTAGTAGAAGGGGTTAATAAAGTAATAAAAGAATTACTATTATCTACTTCTTGCCTTAGATTAAATACTTCAGTATAATCTTCAGCAAAGTTGAAATTAAACGACTCTCCTGTTCCTGTTTGTATTGTTAAACTTTCTGTTAATTTTGCCATAATTCTCCTATCTCAAATGGTACTTGACTGTTATATTTATTGAATAATCTGAATTAACACTATCTGATCTAAAAAATGCTAATATTACTTTACCTGCATCTATATCTGTTACATCCTTAGTTAGTGTAGTCTTATAAATTTGCTCATTACCTGCATTGGTAGTATCTGCTGTACTATGTGCTACAACTGAACCAGAGGATAATGCACTTGTACTTCCTGAAGTAAATGTATATTGGAACAAATGAATCCTTGTTGTATCTCCAGTCGCATCATCAGCCCCTACAAAAGCATATACATTATCTATCGTTATATCATCTGGAACAAACCACATCACAGGAACTAACTGAGCAGCATACTGACTATCTGTGTTGGCAGTAGTAAATGTTGTGTCTGGATCTGTACCTGTTCCAAAATCTACATCATTACTTGCACTTGCACCACCACCTCCTGAACTAAATGGAATTGCATAATGAGTATTCGCACCAGGATGAGAAAAATCATTAAAATTAACACCAAAATAAGCATATTGAGTATTTACATAATGCCCTAATGCCCTTACATAAGGAACAGTTGTATTAACTCTAAACTTTTCATTACCACTTGTATCATCTACCTCCAATGCATTTCCATTAGATGAAGGATAAACTATTAATTCACTATTAGATACTTTTATAGAAGAAGAAACTCCATCACCATCTGTACATCTTACTGCTGTTCCAGTAACTCCACTATTATCATCAACTCTTAAAAGGCTTTTATATCCACCTGATATTGTAGTATTTTTTAACCCTGCCATCTACTCTCCTTACGTTCCATCATAAATTCCTATTGGTAATGCTGTTGCTTTCATAATAAAAGGAGCATACTCTCCTGTTGCATCTCCACCCCAAAATAAAGTTACTCTACTTGCTTGTTCTGCTTTTGCTCCAAAATAATATGTATAAGATGTTCCAGCTGTTAAACCTGTTATTACCCATCTATGATTTATTTGCATTTCATCAGTTTCATCCCCTTCTCCAATAAAATGTTCATGAGTAACATCTATTGTATTGTAAGTTGAATTATCTGACAATCCAAATTGTAACCATCTATTTGATGTCCATTTACAAAATACACTCGCAAATATCTCAACATTACCACTTGGAGGTGCTACAAATGTTATTATAGCATTATTTATGGTAACAAAAGATGTAGTTACAGAATAACTACTATCAGCAGCATCATTTAACAAGCAAGTATATCCAAGAACCTGTCCTGCATATACAGTAGAAGAATCAATAGTTCCTGTAACCTCTAAATTACCAGACACCCTAGCTCCATTACCCTCACTAGCAATACTTAAAGAAGATAATGAATCATCTTCCGACCTTAAAGCCTGAAGATGTGAATCTAATATCTGATCTGTCTTGAAACTATCTTTCATTTTTTAATCTTATCTACCTTCTTTGCTAATTCTAGTAATTGATTTTCATAATTATCAACTCTCATCTCTAACTCATGAATCTTCAAATCCTTAGTGACTAATAATTGTTTTATCTCCTTAACACCTTTATCTGCTTCATTAGGCTTTTCCATATAATCAACTAAGCTCTTAATCTTCTCAATGCCCTTAAATTGCTTTAAAACCATATCAAGCACTTTAGGTACTACTGCTTTAATGATCATAGCAGGAAGCATCTATTTCACTCCTTTAACAACTGTTAGAGTGGCATCATAGACAGCATCTAATAATTCTTTCTCTTGTTTTTCATTTAAGATAGGAATATTAATGTCTTTATTTAATTTTGCTACTACTTCATCTTTGTTATCAGTTAAATACTTAATAACATAATCAATAGCAAATCCTTTTAAAAAATCAGTTAGTTTTTTCATTTTTCTTTATCCCTTAATATTAGTTTATTTATTATTTCTACCAATGCTTCGTATTTACTCTTAATCCCTCTTAACTCTATCTGCATCTTTTTCTGCTGATTAATAAGAGCAATTATAATATTTCTTAAATCTTCATTTATAATCTTCTCTAATAAGTGAAACTTATGGTGAAGATCCTTTGTTAAATCATCCTGTATATACTTGTTTTGCTTGTAAATAAACCAAGCTAAACCAAGACAAAATGCTACTGGTACTCCAAATTCCTGTAATATCTCTATAGGATTCATTCATTACTCTGTGCTTTGACTATATTAGATAGCTCTATAGCTCTATTAGGTGTCTGCCTAGCCCACCTACTATCAAGCATTTCTTTAGATGCTTTATCATAGTTTTTATCTGCTAAATATTGAATTGTTTTCTTGAACTTGGAGAATCCAGAAACACCCATTTGGTAGCACATATTATATACTACATCTTGTATTTCATAAGGTGCATCATTAACCCAAGAGAATCTATTCTTAACTCTCTTGATTAAATGTTCCAGTTTTCTTACGAGTATTTCTTCTGCTAAATCAAGGTCTAATTCTAAATCTGCTACCTTAAATCCAAACCCTATAGTGTCATGACCTTCTGTGCATTGATAAACCCTAGACCTGAAACCTTCATGTTCCTTGATCTGGTCAATTAATGACATTCTAGTTAGTTTCTATAATTACAACTGTAAAAATTTTAGATCCAAATTTTGCACAACTATGTGAAACTTTAGCAGGAGTAGTATCTAAACCATCTATCCAATCCTGTATATCTTCTGCAAGAGTTCCATCTGCATCTCCATCTGCACTAACTATTTTATCATCATTATGTAAAAAACTTTTTACTTTGATAGCCATTATTTACTCTCCTTCTTTTTAGAAGGCTTTTTAGTGGCTTTCTTTTCAGCTTTGATTGGTTTACCATTAGCATCACATTCTTCAAATCTTTCCATTAAAGAATCCATGTCATGATTAGGTGTAGCTTCAATAACTAAACCATTTGGTTTTTTGAAATATTTTGACATATTAAACTCCTGTTTGTGTAGGCAAGGATTAATGTTATTTAAGGATTTTGCGAATCAATAATGAAAAAGATAGATTGGCATTAACCCTTGCCTATATTATGATTAGTTATTAAGAAACGTCAGTTAAGATATAAACACCAAATGCATCTTTTATCTCTACTTCACCCCAGAAACCACAAGCGATATACTCTGTAGTTCTAAATGAAGCATTTCTTTCAGTTTCTATTCTAAATAAACCATCAACACCAACAGCTAGTCCAATAGCACCTTTAGAAAATGCAAATCCAGCAGCATCACCACCAGAACCAACATCTTCATTGATTTGATCAGACCAATAAACATTAAAACCAGCAATACTACCAACAAAACCAGTAGCCATAGCTTCTTCACCTTTATTACCCATTAAAGACATAGGTTTAGCATTTGATCCTGTAACAGCATCATCATGCAATAAAGATATAAGACCCTTAGAACCCCATACTTGTTTTGGAGATAATACTAAATTATAAGGCATAGGTGCACCAGCTGCTCTTAATTGTCGCATTGAACCAAAAACATGAGATAAAGCTAAAGCAGTACCTGCTGAAGATTCAGTTTGAGAAAAGCCTGTACCTAATGCAGTTAAGTCAGCATCAAGTTTAGCAGCAACTGCATTACCTAATACAGCACCAACATTACCAGTTAGATCTTCTGCATTACCCATAACAGCTAAATCAGAAACATCTGCTCTAACAATATGCTCACTAATAGTAGCAGTTCTAGCAGCAGTTGCTACTGATGTAACAGTAGTTTCATCAACACCATCACCTGGTGTTCCAACATCACTAGAAGCTAGTTTTGTATAATCTGCGAATTGAACATGAGTTGTTCCTGGATTAGCTTGTTTAGTAGTAACAAGTGGAAACATAACATTAGCATGGTTAAATGCTATAACAGCATCACCAATAGTTCTACCTAAACCACCAGCTGCAACACCAGTATCAGTTTCTCCACAAGGCATATTAGCCATAGCACCATGCAAAGCATAGTTTTGTAATCTTTCTAAATTCGTCATTGAATTTACCTCTTATTTTCTCCCTCTATCAACTGCCGAAGCCTTCAAGTAGGGTATTATTTTAATATTTACGAGGTTATTTCATTATGTTCCCATTTTCATCAAAATTAACACCATTGAACATTCCAATAGAAGAAGTGGTTATGGATTTGCCTTTTTGATGTCTATCAGCTCTTTCTTCTAATTCATCAACATAAGAATTATAATCCATTTTTTGCCCTTTATACTTGACATCACAATCTCCATCATCTTTAACATCTACAACCATATCACCTTTCGGATCAAAGTCAACTCCCATAATCTTACTATGGTCTTTCTTAATAGCCAATTCTAATCTTTCCAGATGTTTGTGGTGTATTTGCCTTTTTGTATCCTGCTGGATCTTTAGTTGCCCATTCTTGATAAGAACTGTAACCACCAAACTCTCCTAATTTAGCATCTCTGCCTTCAGGAACATTTGGTACATTTGATTTAGAAACATTTAACCTCTTTGATAATTTTTCTATATCGTTTAAAGGCAAATGACTAAATTGCTCTCTATCATCTTCAGAAAAAGATTCTAATAATTCAGACTTACGAGTATTTAAGTAATTATCATATTCTCCAGCTTTTTTAGTTAAAGATTCAATTTGTGAATCTTTTTCAGCAATAATTGTTTTGAACTCACCAGCTTCTTCCATTTTTTTCTGCCTAGCTGCTGCTTCATTCTTTTCAAATTGCTCTAATTTACTTTGAAGCTCTTGATTCTTACCTCGTAACTTTTTATTATAATCTACTTCATTCTCATGTAGAGATTTCCAATTAGTATCATTTGTATTACTTTGATCGGTCTGATCATTAGTTTGAGCTGTCTGCTCTCCAGAAATCCCTGCCTGTTCAGTCTGGTTTTGTACTTCTTCAGCCATTGTAATAAACTCCTTTTTGACTTTTTTAGTAACATAAATATACTATTTATAGTATATTAGATATATGAAATATATAAACTATTCTACTAAAATACAAAAATTTTTATAATAAATGATGGAATATACACAAAATATTGAAGAATATAAGAATAAATGGTTTAATTTCGTAAAGTACGAGCCACATAGTGGACAAAAAAAATTACATTTCCCTCCTAATGGTGTATATAATGCAGAAAACAATCCTGATGGCACAAGATATACTGTAGTATCGGCAGGAAGAAGGTTCGGTAAAAGTTTTAGTGCAGCTAGAGAAATAGAGATCCAATTATGTATTCCTAACTCTGTATGTTGGATAATAGCACCTAATTATGCCACATCAAGTAAGATATTTGAGTTTGTATATACAGAGCTTGTTATTCAAAAAGGATATAAACCTGCTAGATATTCAGCTAAAGATCAATATTTAGAGTTTGATTGGAATGGTGGGAAGTCTGTATTAGAGGGTAAGTCAGCAGAGTTTCCTAATTCTATGATTGGTGAAGGTGTATCTTTAGCAGTATTTGATGAAGCAAGTAAGATTAAAGGATTAAAGAAAATCTGGGAGATGTATGTAAGACCTACTTTATCTGATGGTAAGAGGGGTAAAGGTAGAGCAATATTTATTTCCACACCACAAGGACACAATTATTTTTACAGATTGTTTTTAAAAGGACAAAATGAAGCTAATTGGTATTCGTTTAACTCTCCATCATGGGATAATAGACATTCATTTCCAGAAGGAGAAGAAGATTTAGATTTATTAGAAGCTAAACAATCTCTGACTGACGAGATATTCAGACAAGAGTTCGCAGCAGAGTTTACATCATTACAAGGTAGAGTATATAATGACTTCTCTAGGAATGAGAATGTAGGTAAATATAGATATAGATACAATCTGCCTACTTTTATGTCTATTGACTTTGGATATAGAAGTCCTGCTGTATTATGGTTTCAAACAGAACGAATTAATGATGTGGATCACATTTATTTTATAGATGAGATAGTACATCAGACTAATATTAAAACAACAGAATTAGTGGACATGATAAAGCAAAGACCATATCAGATAGCAAATGTATATGGAGATCCTGCTGGTTATCAAGTCCAGGCTTCAGTAGGTAAAGGTGAAGCAGATATATTTTATCAAAATACTGGGTGGAGAGTATTTGCAGTAAGAGATAAAGCATCTAGGAGTATAGCTTCAGGTGTATCTCATGTAAGAAATTTCATACTATCTTCAGATGGAACAAGAAGATTGCATATAGATGAAAAATGTACTGGATTAATAGAAGATATGGAAGGATATGCATACCCTGAAAGCAAAGAGGGTTATGATTTAAAAGAGCTTCCAAAGAAAGATGGATACCATGATCACAGCATGGATGCTCTACGGTATGCATTAGTTAATCAATTTCCAATCAGACAATATCAAATACAATTCAGGAGCAGATGATGATTTATTCAATGGCAAGGCAAATAATAGATAACTCTATTAAAAGACAAAAGCTAGAACAAGCTAAAAACAGGAGAGCATTGACTTATAAAATGCTTGATTATTATAATGGTGATAATACTGAACAATATGTGAAAGATAGATTTAGTGCTTCTTCATTCCAAGAAGTTCCAATAAGTTCAATGAATATCACTAAAAGATTTGTAGATAAAATGTCAAGAGTTTATACTCTTGGTGCAAATAGAACCCTACAAAGTAAACAAGATGTTTATGATGATTTAACTAGAATGAAAGACGTTAAATTAAAACATTTTGAAAAAATGACTAAACTATTAGGTACTATTGCTGTGCATATAGGGATGGATGAGGATGCGAATGGTAATAAATTCTTTAAATATACACCAAAATATGCTTTTGATGTTATACTTGACGAATTAGATCCATTTAAACCAATAGCTATTAAGTATCCAATTATCTTAAATACTGATGATGCATCTGTGGGAAATGAAGTGTTACAGTATGCTTATTATGATGATCAAGGTTACATAATATATGACGATAATGGTAAAGAACTAAAGGCAGAAACTCATGATTTAGGTGTTCTGCCTTTTGTGTTCATGCATAAAGATCATCAACAGCTTGAATTTAATGTTCCTGGAGCTGTAGATATAATCAATGCAAATGAGCAACTTAATATCTTATTTACAGAAATGAATCTGGGAATGAGATTCCAAATGTTTGGACAATATACAGTTACTGGAATGTATGCTGATGAAAACATACAAAGAGCAGGTTCTGATGAAATTATAATACTACCTGAAGGTGCTAATATGAACATATTATCTCCTACTGTTAATATTGATGATGCCATAGCTCTTGCTAAAACAATGCTTGAAGTAACTGCTTCTAATAATCACTTAACAGTATCATTTATTGATCCTCAAAAAGATAGACCTCAATCTGGAACTGCTCTCCAAATTAGGAATATTGAATATAATGAGAAATATCAAGATGATCTTGGATTATGGACAGGCAATGAGATGGCATTATATGAATTAGAGAAAAGAGTCGCTGATTCTAATGGAATTAAATTGCCTAATGAAATAGGTGTAGACTTTAATGAACCTAAAACAATCATGACTACTCCAGAGGAAATAGCTATGAATACTTGGTTATTAGAGAATAATATGACTACTAAAGCTAAATTATTGAAAAAATACAATGATGACTTAACTTTAGAACAAGCACAAGCTGAAATTAAAGACAATGAAAGTGTAAATGGCACAAAAGAAGAACAAAGTGGATCAATCTTTAGTAGGGTTCGTAACAGAACTCAAGCAACTGAATGATATTGAAGTAGAGATTCCTAAAGCTAATATTAAATCAATTATTGAAGATCCTAGTCAATATGCAAAGGACTTTATAGAAGTGTCTTTTGCTAAATTTATACCTAGATACATTAAGGCTTATAAATTAGGTAAAGGATTTGGAAAGAAATTAAATGATACAAGTAAAGTACAAGAAGAACTTTGATGTAGGCAGACTATTGAGGAATGTACGAGCTTCTGCTGCTGTGCTACTCAATGATGTTGCAGTTCCTGTTAAAGAGGGATGGGATGAGTCAATAGGTCAGGGAAAGTTTAATAATTTTTACAACAAAAAATCTACACAAGATTTGCATGATGGAGAACCATTGCTTGTTACTGGTAAACTAGCAAAATCTAATAAAATACTAAAAGCAAGTACAAAAAAACTAAAAGCAGTAGTTAAAAATACTGCTAAAAGCTCTAAAAACTATAAAATTAAAAAACCTAATGGAAAGATATTTAAAGGAACTAGAAAATCGCAACCTGTATTTTATGGTTATTATCAGAATAAAGGCTTTACAACTGCTTCTAATTCTCTAATACCTAATAAAAGAGTTCCAGCAAGAAATTTTGTAGATAAGACATTAGATAATCTTGAAAAAAATCCGAAATACATTAAAGCAAAACAAAAATTTGCAAAGAATTTAGAAAAATCAATGAAAATGGCATCTAAATAATGGCAATACAAGATTATAGCGACATCTTCGGAGATGACTTTCAAGAAACATTAGATACACTTGAAGAACAATTCCCAGACGAAATAGATACAATAATAGACGAAATAGTTACATTAATGATATTTGACTCACAAGCATTTGCACTTAATGTTGATAAATACGTTACACAACTACGAGCAAATGGAATAGACGATACAACTATTGAAGAACAATTAACTAGAGATATGGATGAAGGTGGCAAGATATTTGGGTTACTTAAAAACTCAATTAAAGCTGCTGTAGTATTAGGAATTGCTCAATCTGCTAGATTCGGACAATACGAAGAATTTGATATGGATCAAGAATTTACATGGGTAACAGTATCAGGACATAGAATATGCTCAGACTGCGAAGAAAGAGCAGGAACTGTATTACCATTCTCTGATTGGGAAGCAATAGGACTGCCAGGAAGTGGATGGAGTCTATGTGGAAGTTTTTGTTATTGTATATTAGATCCTACAGGAAGTGTTTCTAGTACGATACAACTACCAAAAAACTCACCTATAAGGGAAAAATCAAGCAATAGTTAGTGGACAATAATAAACGTTATCTCCTTGTAAATCAATTAAGTCAACAATTAAATCTTCAACATCAAATATAACATTTTTAGTATCATAACCCATACATTCATATAAGAACTCATAATCCTCAATGTACATAATCATAACTTGTATGATAAACCTATTTTCCTTCGATATTTCCTGTTTCTCGTCTGTGTAGTTCATCTAACCATTTTTTCCTTGCTTGTGGTGTAGGCTTTCCAGGAGGTAAAGGCTTTAATCCAACTTTGTTAGCTCTGTAACGTAACTTTTTCCTCTCATTAGCAGCTTTCCTCTTTTTATCATCTGCATAAGTCCTTTTAGATCTTAACTCTGCATCCCTTAATGCTTTATTCTGCCTTCTAGCTACTGTATTAGGAGTATCATTAAGTGGATCTCGTTCAGGTAAAGGAGGTAACATATCCTGATCTTTAACCTCAAAACTATTACCAATATCAATAGCTACATCTTCTACTATCTCTGCATCTTCAGTATCAGCCACCTTTAAATGTTGCATAAAAGGAGATTCTACCTTTAACACTAAAGTGTCTTGTAACTTACCAAAGTGCTTTAATATCAATTCAGCAGCTCTAGTATTACCTCTTTTAGCTTCTTCTATCTGTGCCATTAATACCTGTGGTAAATGCACTCCTGCAATCTCCATGAACCTATCATATACCATATCAATAACATCAGGATCAGTCCTATAATTGCTAATAGTTTCAACACTTACATTTAGTTTTTTAGAAAGCTCAGCAGCCTTTATTCCAGGATTCAATGCCATCATCTCTGCCACTATCTTCTTCCTAGCTAATGTTACATTAGGCTTGGTAACGTTATTTTTCATAATTTTAATTTAGGCACATTAGGGTAACATTAAAAAGAGAAAAAATACTTGTGGCTGTCTGCGAAAGTATAAACCCATTTCCCCCCATTGCCATTGTGCCATTGATTTCATTATTTCTGATAATATACATTATGTTAACTAAGGTTATAGAGGAGGGAATTATTTAAGGTGCTTGAAACTTGTATTATTTAAAGTTATTTATTGTTATTGCCTAAACATTTAAAGTTGCAGATTATTTGTTAGGTGCTGTTATTTTTAGGCGTTGGAGTGTGTAAAATACCGATAAACCAATTCATTTATACATCACCTACAATTCATTACCAGCTATTAAAACAGCTTAAAAGCAACGCTTAAAGCGTTATTAATTGTTAATTGATTGGTACAATGTATAAATGATTATAAAGCTTTAAATGGTATTATATAAGCTTTAAAGATATATAGTTAAATACTACCATATACTTAATTAAGCTTTAAATAGTGTTATATGATTAGATTAGTGTTAAATGGTGTAAGATGTTAAGGATATAAAAAAAGCTCCATAAACTTAATTACAGAGCTTTATTTATTGATTACTGGTAGTTACTATTAGTTACTGTCAAATAGACTCATTATAAAGTATAGTATAGCAACTTTACAAGTGAAGAAGAATATCAACATTAACACAGCATAAAACGTAATAATTACTTCTTGATTAGTCATTTAAACTACTCCCTTCATTATCTCTTATAGGATTGTACAAAACATCTGGATAAGACTTTAAAAGATTATCAGTATTTTTAAAATGTTTTTTTAACAACCATATAATTTCTTTTTTACAATCAGGGCTGTCTATTATATATTCTGCCGTTCTATTAAATAAATCCATGTTATTTATTACTCCCTTCTTTGTTAAATACTTCCCATATTGGTTTATTAAGCGTTTCTTCTGGGTCATCTGCGAATAGATACCAAATAAACACAATAGGTGCAGTAAGCCAATAAAACATTATAAAATAATCAAATAAGTTCCTGATCAGTTCGGTGTTAATTTGTAGATCCATTGCTACACCTCCAACTTCTCAGAGTCTTTTAACCCTGTATTATATATGTTAGTTGCTATTTTTTTAAGACAATAGTCATATTCTAAACCTATACCACAAGCAGTACGACCCCAAAAATAGACACCTTCAACATCACAAACAGCTTCTCCAGCTTCGGATAGTCTTTCATATAAGTATTCTGAAACTATCCACCATTGATATACTTCTTTAGGTTCGTACTCCTCATTTTCATCTTCATAATAAAAGTTCTCTATTTCATCGTAAAGACAATACTCAGAGTCATTTAACAACTTCTCAAATAGTCCATTAGCTAATGTTAAAATTTCCTTCCATATTAGCCTATCAACTATTTTACTTCTTTCACAGTTTATATACTTATTCATAATTACTTACTCCCTTCTTTTTATACGTTATCCATTTTAGAATTAAAATAATCTTTTAATTCACATTCTTCTTGATAGGTTAAATTAAAATCAGACATATAATCAGCAAATTTATTATAACTATCATAGCCTAAATTTTCTCTATAACCATTTTTATCTCTATAATTACAAGCTTTTTTATATAGCTTGTCTATGTATTTTTTAACTTTATTCATAATTACTAACTCCTTTATTTGTGTTTAATTGACCCTATATAATAAAAACAGTTTACGAAAAAACAAAAATATTTATTTTTATAGGCTATTTATGAAGGAATTTAG